GCATAGTTTCGACAGGGCAACAAGTACAGAAGTGGACAGCTCATCAGAGAAGATGTTAAAACTAAATCAAAGTAACCGCAAACGACTCACGTTTCGCATTGGCTGCCTAAACGCAGACTAGGGTTTCGGTTGGTTTCCTCGTAACAGAATAACCAACCATTTTTTTAACTAAGGAGTTTTAATGAAGAAAATCGCAATCGCAAGTTTAATTGCTGTCGCCGCAGCTGCACAAGCCGGTGGTTTTGTTTCGTATGGTGTTGACCAAGTTACTGACCGTGTAAGCAACCAACAAAGTATCGCACAATATGTACGTGCTGGTACCTCATTGGGTGGTTTCAATCTTGGATTACAAAATCGTAATGCACGTACCAATGACAACCAATCTATGTTCAATAGCTTGGAACTTACCGCAGGTAAGACTGTTTTCGGTATCAGCCCATTCGTTGGTGTTGGTTTCGATAATGGTGGTGCTGGTGCAAAGCCATATGAATATGGTCTAGTTGGCGCAAACGCTGGCGTTAAGGTTGGTCCTGGTTATGCCATGGCTGGTGCTAAGACCCGTGTAAATTGGGATAGCGCAAATCCAAAACAATCCGTAGTATTTGTTAGTTACGACATGCCAGTCATCAGCAAAGTATCTGTTGGTTTGGGTGTTAGCCAAAGCTACCAAGACATTCAGGATCGTGCAGTAGGACTTACAGTATCCGTAGGCTTCTAAATAGATAATGGGTTATGGGTTCCCAATAAAAACCCCACACACTTTACACACAGGAGAAAACCATGTCAATGACACCCTTTGAAATACGTCTTGAGCTTTTAAAAATGGCAAGAGATATGTTGTATGATGAATATAATGCTCAACGTGACCGCATTCAATCTGAATGGCACGTACAATGTGAAAGCGCAAAAGCCAAAGGTGAAACACCACCTTTACATCCGGCTTTACCACAAACTCCCTCAGAAATAGACATTATCAGCAAGGCTCAAACCTTGAATGGTTTTGTGTCTAACATTCCTATGGAACTTCCAAAAGTTACCAAGAAATCGTCTTGAGGGTTGGGGTCTAACCCCAAACACACACAAGGAGAACAAATGAAGTTGTCAAAAACTTTATTGATTGTATTTACCTCGTTATGTATACCGATATCAGCCAAACAGTATGAACCAACACTCAAGGAACAAGTTGGATCAGACATTAACAAGCAAATTATTTGTATGGCTAAAAACATTTACTATGAAGCAGCGAGAGAATCACACGAAGGAAAACTGGCCGTTGCTCAGGTCACCATTAATCGTGCAAACAGCAAGAGATACCCAGCTGACTTTTGCGGTGTTGTTTACCAGAAAACTGGTGCAACCTGCCAATTCTCATGGACTTGCGAGAATGTTAATCCAGTTAAGGATTCATATGCATGGGAAGAATGCCTGTACATTGCTAAAAGGGCATTAACAGAATCAGTATTACACAGAGAGCTTGCCAAGACCAAGGCAATGTTCTACCATGCAGTCTATGTTAACCCCGGTTGGACCAATATCAGAGTTGTAAAGAAGATTGGCAACCACATTTTTTATACTAGAGGATAATTGTGCCTACGAAAACAGAAATTAATGATTTTAGTGAAATGATTTCCAGATTGTCATACACCTTAGGTGGTACACACATGGACGCAATCATTCACCATTGTGAACAAACTGGCATGGAGGTTGATGTTGCATCAATATTGGTCTCCAATGCCTTGAAGGCGAAAATTCGTGAAGAAGCACAAGAGTTAAACCTATTGAAGAAAAGTTCTAAATTGCCGATATGATTGAACTAATTGAAGTTAATACCGCCGAACAAAAAAGTTTGGTGAAAAATATTATTGAAAATAACCATTCTTATGTTCCAACAAATTCTTCTGTTGGTCGTAGAATTGATTGGTTAATTTTTGAACACAAAGATGATTCTTTACCGGAATGTATCGGTATGATTGGTATTGGTTCATCAGTTTATCCTCCACCAAAAGATATACTAAGATTCCTTGGCGTATCTAAAGATGAATACAAAAATAAATTCAACACGATTGCAAATAATTGGCGTTTTTGTTTTAGTAAATCAGTTAAAAATGCTGGCACACAAGTATTAAAACAATTGAGACTAAAATCCCGTGAAGCATGGAAAAGAAAATACGGTGATGATTTAACACACATCATCACCTTTGTTGGTGCCGGTAAAAATGGTGCAGTCTATCTTGCCGACAATTGGAAAAAAATAGGTGAGACTGCTGGTTTACCATCACACAAATCTTCTTCCATGAAATGGAATAATAAAACTGAATTGAAAGAACTTTTTGTTAAACCCACAGGTGAAAACAAAAAAATTATTTTTATTAAACCAATCTAAAGGTGTGTTATGCCAAGTAAAGAATATTATGAAGGCCGTGATATGGAGAAAAACAAATTTCTCCATGAACATTTAATCAATTTCTTTAAATTTGATAAAATAGATTCTGATGGATCAACACAAACAAAAACAGATGTTATTGGCATAAAAAATGGTCAAAAAATTTGTCTGTCGGTTAAAAACGCATCAGGTAAAAACACGCAAGTGCATCTAACAACTTTAAAAAAATTAACCTCTGATTTGAATATTCCAAATAATATTGTTTCCAAATTAATTCTTTGGTTTGGAACAAATGATATGAATGAATTTGAATTATTATCAAGTGGTAAAAAATTGTCCAAGTATGAGATGGGTCATTCTCGATTGTCTAGTAATAACATCAGAGATTGGGACAAAGTTCCAGAGTGGTTTAATGCAAACAATCGTAAAATTACAAGCCTGTTGATACAAAGTTTAAATAACGGAGAAAAATCAAAATTCTTGGTTTGGAACAATAAGGTCAAAAAATCTTTACAAATAATTGATATACCAAAATTGATTGATTTTATCGAAAAAGAATGTATTTGGATTACTATGCCTAGTGGAACTATTTTAAGATGCGTCACACCAAATAACAAAGCCATCCTCTGGTTACAAATGAAAGGTAATCATACAGATGAAGGTTATAATCGTTGCCCACAATTTCATTTGGTTGAAAATTGGCCAGAAGAAATTGTATTGAGTAAACAAATTGTCGCACTATGATTTTCTCGCTTGAAGAAGGTTCTGGATTTTCCGCCTTTGCTTTATACAATGCCATCAAACTTCATTTTATTACTGATAGCTACGATTATTTTAAGTATCACGGTAAAACCAACGTTACCAGAGATAACTTTGCCATCAGGAAAGATAAGTATACATTCTATAAGTTATCCCGTAAATACAAACTGGAAGACTTAAAGAACTTTTATGTGTCGAACTTCCTTGTTACCGAATCCAACTGGATTGGTGAGATTGCCAATCTGGAAGGTGAAGAAGTCTATAAGCAATGGCAAAAAAGAAATCAGAGCTTGACTTATAGATTCGAACAAGATATAATAGGTCTTCTTAACGCAACACAAACACCAAATGAAATGTTGGTGGTAGAAGATGGTCAGTATCCGTTACTCTTAAAAGAGTTGACTTACAGTACTATCAATATTGAAACGGTGTGTATATTGAATCACATTATGAATTTCTTACCTATGTGGTCCAAAAAAATATCAGATGATGTTGTTTGGCCTTCATGGAAAAGAAGAATTGAAAAGTACACACCGTTCATTGATTTTGACAAAGATAAATTGAAATCTGTTTTGAAAGAAAGTTTGAAAGAACATGCATAAGCCTAAAATTTCTTGCATCTACCTGGACATGGATGGTGTAATATGCGACTTTGTTGGCCGCTACAAAAAACTATTCAATGTCAATCCAGACCAAACTCGGAACAAAAAAGAATTTGGTAATCTGTTCAATCAGTTTATTCAAGGTCAAAACTTTGCAACACTTGAAATGATGCGGCACGCCGGTGAATTGCTGGAGTTTCTACGAAATGCACCAGTACCGACAGAGATACTTTCATCGACTGCTCGTGCAGATTCACATGATAGTATTTCAAAACAAAAAGAGATTTGGTTGAACTCCCACGGAATTACATTCAAACGTAATTTTGTACCGGGTAAACAACTAAAGAAAGAATATGCCAAAGAGGACACCCTCATCATTGATGATACCGAAAGTGTCATTACTGATTGGCGTATAGCAGGTGGTCATGCAATCTGGCATAGGGATGTGCCTAACACCTTGGCAATGTTGAAACTTTACTTTTGACAACGCCTAAATAATGTTATATAATGCATCATGTGGATAATCCGTTTATACACTATACTCCGTTAATACGAAAGGTAAATTATGGTAGATTTCTCTAAACTTAAAAAATCGTCTGGTAATTTGGACAAGCTAACCAAGGCGATTGAACAACTCAATGCATCAACTGAAGGTGCATCTGACAAAGAAAACTTCTGGCGACCAGAGGTTGACAAAGCAGGCAACGGCATGGCAACTATCCGTTTTCTTCCTGCATCTCCACAAGACGGTGATGATGGCCTTCCATGGGTCAAAATCTTCTCACATGGATTTCAAGGTCCTGGTGGTTGGCTTATTGACAACTGCTTGACAACCAAGAATCAGCAATGTCCCGTGTGTGAACACAATAATCGTTTGTGGAATTCTGGTGTAGAAGCCAACAAAGAGATTGTACGCAAACAAAAGCGTAAACTCAATTACATTGCTAACGTGTACATCGTAAGTGATCCAAAGCATCCTGAGAACGAAGGGCAAGTT